AGACGGCGCGTTGAGCGCCGTACAGCGCTACCACATCGTTGCAACGCATAAGGGCGGTAAGCGCATTCGCTCTTTGCTATGGCATAACGAACAGAACGAAGGCGCGGCGTTGCGCGCGTTTGAGAGGATCAAGGCCGACTGGCCGTCTTATCGGTTCAAGATGACGACGATCGATAGGTTGCTAGTTGAACGCGATTACAAGACGGTCAGATGAGCCTGGACGCTACCCAGACGAACAGGATGACCAGAATTCCGATGACGAGGGCGCGTTCTACGGTCATTTGCGGTGGTCCTTTGATTATTTTTGGGTTGGGCGAAGAAAGGTGTTGACGGGGTTTGCGGGGAGGGCTATAACTTAAATCACAGAACGAGACACGAACCGGAGCAAACAAATGACCAAGCTGCTTTACACCACGAAGGAAGACAAGGCTTTGGTTGCTCTGGCCCTCCTCAACGAAGGCGTCAAGGCCCGTACCAAGATGCTGAACCGTGGCTTTCGTGTTTGCTTCACTGGCTCTTGGGAGACCGTCGCCCGTGTCCTGAACGAGAATGGCTTTCGCACGGCTGGCGGTGAATTCACTCGATTTTCCTTCAACGATATCAACGGTGAAGTCTTCGTCACCTATAAGGTTTTCTAATGCGAGATATGCACCGCAAAGCTAGGCGTAATCGCTTGTTTAAGCTGCCGGGGTTTAGCATCACGCGGGACTCAAAAGGGCGTCTCGGGTTCACGAAGCTGCATGAAAAAGGTCACATCAATACGCGATCAGCTATGGCCTGCGTGCTAAACCACGCGGCAAAAGCTAGGACTTATCCTAGCGATCATGCCATTTTCATTGATAGGGCTAGACAGCTAAGAAAAAGAGGCACTTGGCTCTAAAAACCCGTTGACAGCCTCTAGGCCGTGTGCGAATATCAATCATCAAACCAAGGAGAGACGAGATGGAAAATTCAAAGGTTCAGGCGAGCTACACCGCCAACGAAGATGGTTGGTTTTGCGCTGCTCTTATCGTCTCCAACGGAACGAAGCAAGCCAAAGTTTTGATTCCTGGCGATGCAGGACGCCCGTTCCGCTCCAAGGCAACTGCTACTAAATACGCCAAAGAAGCTTTAGAGCGATTCGGTCACGATCCGCGCTTTGCCAAGCGAATGGCTTCTGAATACCTTTAAGGCCCTTCGGGGCCTTTACTTTTGCCCCAGCTTTGATAGCAGTTCTTCCAGAACTGCATCGGATAGGCCTGTGATGTCGAGCGATGCCTTCGTCTCGATTGCCCCGCCATCCTTGCCTGTAAGCTCTGTGTGGGTCTTCTCTAACCAATCGGCAGGGGCTGCGTTCTTGAGGGCGAAGATTGAGGAGGTGACGACAGGGCCTTCAGTCGCCTTTAACAAGCGGTTCTCAAGGAAAAACTGGCGCTTGTTCTGCGCGATCTTGACCTTGGCTGCGAACTCGGGATGAGCGTCTAGCCAATCATAAACCGTGCCTCGGCTGACATCCAAGCGCGATGCAGCGGCTGACAAACTGAAGCCTTGGTCCATCCATTCAATGATAACGTCGCCGTATTCCTCGCGATAAAGCGTCGGACGGCCTACTGGTCGCATTTCGGCCATAATTTAAATATCCATATATTGTGTAGAAATTTCTTATTACGCTAGATATAGTATCAGGACGGAGCCAGTCTATCAGCAAGTCGCCGGCTCTACTGCTTTGCTAGGCTATCTGAATCCCTAGCGCGAAGAGGACATCGTTACCGAGCCTCGAACGTCCTGATTGAGGTGGGCACGCTTTTCCTCTTTGCTTTCGCAAACGAGTCGGTGGCATTGCAGCCACATCCTTTCGGACAGCCCTGACAAGTGCGCCATTCGCGGCGCGCGGCTTTCGCCGGTTGTAAGTTGCTCCAAACTCTTAGCCTTATCGCGAGCGACCAAGAGAGGCCTGTTAATTCAGGGCGGGCGTATGCAATCGCAGTGACAATCCCGGAGCTTATGCAATTCAGGCCCACGGGGCTTTCGCCCCGCCTGATATTTATACAGCCTCGGGCAAACAAGGCTGTCTCGCCCACACAGACTGGGCACGATATGAACCGTGCCGTTTGCCTGCATAGGCAATAACTCCCCTTTCAACCTCGTCCGCATTACGCAAGACTCAAACGGTTGTCGTGCCCTTGCCACGGGGATCTGGCACGATTGGCAGACGCCATTTTATAGGCGACCTGTGAATTAGAGGCCCAACCAACCCGGAGAGAGGACAGGTCAGCTGGGCGCGCCTGCCTCAAACCCATTCAAGGGGAGGCGGGAGGCTTTCAGGTCTTAGGCTCAAAGCAAGGAACAGGCAGGAGACCAAACCTGTTGTAGCGAGCAACCTTTAGCGTGGTATAGTATAGACGATTTTTAGGTGTTTGTCAAGAGCTAATTTCAATCCAATCCACACTCATCCGCAAAAGCGCAAACTTCCCGAATATCTGAATACTGACCTCGACTTGATCGCCATCCTGAGATGCGACGATTCCTTTTTGACCCTTGAAAGGACCATCAACCACGATGACAGGTAATCCAATCGCGAACACGGGAATCTCCTTCGGCTTCTCGGGCTCTGGCGGCGTATATTCAACGACAGCATATTTCGGCCCGCTCATCACAAAATTGATGAAACCGAACGTCTTGCGGACCTTCTGCGCTAGGTTCTCATCGTCAAGGTTAACGTAGACATAGCCGCCCAAGCCAGGATCGGCAGCAGTGACGCCTTCGATCGCGTTCAGCTTCTCCGCAACGAGAGATTCACGGCTGGAAACGACGCGAATGATGTTGAATTGCAAAATGGTTGCTCCGTTTGGATGTGGATATGCGTTTATTCGCACGAGGATCGCCGCTGACGCGATTTATGGAGTTAGGTGGTAGTTGCGGAGCCTTGAGGCCGAAACGCCTCTCAGCGGGCTTTAAAATCGAAACGCTGCCTTGTAAGAGAGGCGACGCGACCAAAGAGGGTTTTGGCGTCATAAGAGTCGCCGGGAACGAAGCCGTTTTGCCAGCCCGCGAGCTTAGATCCGTCCACGAAGTAGGTGAGCCACTTCTTCTCGTGCTCAACGCCGATAGCAAGGAGGCTAAAGCCGCCCTGCTTGTAAAGGTTGAAGTGCCAAGCGATCTGCGCTGGCCTAATGCCGGGCTTCTTGACGTGGATGAGGTAATCCTTGATAGAGCCGATCTTGAGTTCTATCGGCACGATCCTCCCTTCATAGCTCAGAACGTTGATGTCTGCCGCGCCCGTGTCTCCGCCTTTGGCAGGCTCGACGGCGCTCGACCACCCGCCAAAGGCTTTCCGAAAGGCTTTCTTATAGTCGTTTTCGCTGGCCATGTGTATTTCCAATACAAAAGTGTTTGATATAAACCCTTGATTTCATTCACTTATTTTTTCGACTATACGGATTTCAACGCAAAATGGAAAACTATCTATATATATATCTTTCTTCTTCTACTTTCTTTTTTATATACTAATAGAAAAAGGGTAGTAAAATGGTATGATTCTTAAAAGCTATTTAAAATCAAGGGCTTACACGATACACTTTTGGCGTAAGCCCTCAAATCCGTATAGCGCATGTATTTTCTACATGTCGTTTGGCGTAAAGCCATCCTCCTTGATCCGACTCTCTCGCACCATTTGCCGTTGCTTCTCGATAGGTTCTCGCTGGATGCGAGCCTTCAGGGCCGACGTAATCATAACGCTCTGCGGCCTGGAGTCAAAGCTGACCCTTTCGCCAAAGACAGACATACCTGCTTCACACATAGCCTTTCGGATCTCCATATCCTTGTCTTGTACTGACGATGAATCGAACGACCTCAGCCAGATATTCAAATCTCTTTGGCCGATCGATGCGAGCGCTCCTTGTTCCTCTAGCGCCCTTGCGATGTTATAAGCCTCCTTTTCACGGTTCGTCCGCGTCTCGTCAACGATCATCCTCTTAGCCGTCGTGTCTGGCGCTCGCTCGCCCGTCTTGACGTAATCGCCATACTGGTCAGCCCAATGCTTGATTGCCTCCAACCCTCCCGCATACAACCAGCGGTAGAACTCATCACTCCCCCGCCAAATCTCTTCCGTACAAGTCGGAACAAGCCAGCGCCGGTCAGCATCTTCGATCTTCACTGCTGCCAAGATGTTAGAACAAGCGATGATATGAGCATGGTTGCGGATCGTAAAAGGCGTTAGATACTTAGCATTAACCGTGGCAATATCATCCGAAATGACGCTTTTGAGGCGATTTGCCGACCTTTTGTTGCTCCCTTGATAGAATTCGTTAACCACAATCAAGGTCTTTTCAACGAACCAATCGTTAAAACTTGGGTTGAGGATCGTGTCTTCTGTCACGGCATTGTAGTTCTGCTTGCCGACAAGCGGCCTCAAAACCGCTTCGCAGAGAGTCGTCTTACCTGTACCCTGGGTTGTAGAAGTCAAAAGCATGGCATAGCGCATTCGCACTTCCGGTCGGGCAATAATTGTCGCAACCCAACGCTCTACATACTTGCGATCCTTCTCGTCTGGCACGAGATGGCTCAAGAATTTGTGCCAAAGCGTCAAGTCTCCAGCTATCGGCTTTACCTTTGTCGGGCTGTAGGTGTTGATCGCTGTCTCACCGATCCCTTCATTGACACGCCGATCCCCGCTTGACACGCGCAAATCGGGACGGCAAGTCAGCTTGTCGATGTTGTCAGTGAGCCCCTGAAGCACGAGCGCAGCCGTATCTTTCACGTCCGAACAGCGCCGCATATTGGCGTTAAAAGACTGCTCGCTGTAGCGAATGCGAGGATCGTGCCGCCAAGCGAATAGTCCTGTCATGCCGATATAGAACCACTCCCGTTGAAACGCACGGTTGAGAATTGCAACCTTCTTGGGCGGTTTCTCAGGGTTGTCATTCGGTACGAGAACGATCTTCGTTGCCCAAGTGCAAGGCGTCATAAGCTCTTGAAACGTCGGCCCCTTCCAATGCTTCTTACCATCAGCCTCCATAAACAGCCGCTCGGGCATGGGATCGGCCATGTCGAACGACGAATCAAAGCTGCTGTCGAACTGAATCCACTTAGCCGGCAAACCAACTTCCTTGGCGATGTCGCGCACCGCTGAGCGACCGGCCTCATCGTTGTCAGGGATGATGATGACGGATTCGATCCCGTTCCTTCGAAGCATCTCCCATTCCGTGTCTTTCGCAGCGAATGCGCCCGCCGTGAAGGCGACGTGAGCAGCAAACGAA